TTCCTGTAAAAGATTCAGAAAGTGCCGCATATTGAATTTCTGCACCATCAACGCCAGGGCTGTTGGTGAAATCAATTCCGTGAATAGCAAGGTCATCAGCAGTGACTGCTTCTTCGCCATCTGTGTAGGTTACAGAAGATGGTTCTCCGCGCCATTCACCACGAATAGAAACTCCTTTAATGAATTTGCCAGCAGCCAGGTTTGCAATGTCACGACCGTAGGCGGTGTTTGCAATTTCTGCTTCAAACTGTGCAGATCCATCAGGTAGAAGTTTTACATCAGTAATACGACCAACTGTTGAAGTTGCGTCGTCTTTAAAAGCAGCAGCGTGGCTGGTTGCCATGTTAATTGGCATTCCTTCGCCAGAAGCAATTTGTTGCTTCATACGCTCAACAGCTTTTCCAATATTACCTCGTGTGTAAAGGCGACGATTTTTGGAAAGACCGGGCTTTAAAAAGATTCCACGAATAGTGGCTGCCTTAGTTGAGGCCATGTTTGTCTCCTGTAGAATTTTTTATCTTGGTGTAAACCTTTTTCCGCGACCTTTCCATCGACTTTGCGATCGGAAACGGCGGTGGCGTCTACCAAGGTGTTTTTTGAAAGACGGCTTACGGTTTGCACCCCAAGCGGTTCTTCCAAGATATCTTGAAGGTCCAATACGACTACGGAACCTTTTGTTAATACCAGTAATGCGTAATTTTTTTAAACGAGCTTTTTTGTAGTACTTAATGTACTTAGTTCCAAGCGATCTGTTTTTTCCTTTTTCAAAGAAAACATCGAGGTGCTTGTAGGCTCTTCCTGCTGCCGCGTTTCCACGACTTTTAGCAGTTGATTTTCTTAAACCTTTATACGTTGCAGATTTTGTGTGGCGATATTCACCACGTGCTTGACGAGCTTTAATAAGGTTTGCTCGTTCAGAGGCTAATTGTGCAGCGGTTTGCGAACCTGCTGGGTATTTTCTGTGCATTGCATAAGCACCTGCACGACCCAGATAGTTTGAACCAGACATTAGCCGACTTCTTTGCTAACGAGAGCAGCCGCCTTTGCCGCGGTCATTCCTTTAAAAGGAACTACCGGTTCATTTTCGTTTTTAAGTTCTTCGCCGTTAATTTTAATCGGTTGTGGATTTTCAGGAGTTGTCATTTAGCTTCTCCACTAATTGGGAAATAACTTGAGACATTTGACGAATTTCTTCGCGAAGTTCTTCTACTGATTCAGTACCACTAGGGGCACCCAATGTATCAATCTTTTTTGGTGCTTGCTTTGGTCTGCCCTTAGGCTTGTCAGCACCATCACCAACGGAAACGTCTTTGCCACCTGGATTGGTTTTACCCATAACTGGCATGTTTGCGGTCTTAACCTGAGCCTGAACAAGTTCAAGGTTAGCCTTAGAAAGATCGTGAATGTCTTGCCATAGAACCATGTTCTGACGGTCAACAAGAACTGCTTCGTCTCCACCATCAATTGGTGGTTCGCCAATGTCACCACGAGCGCGGTTAATTGTCCATGAACCGTTACGAATACGTTGGTCGCGAATCATTTCAATGACTTCGTCATCTCGCCAGTCAACCACACCGAACTTAAGAGTCCAGTCTGTTATCCCGTAGCATTCGTGGATAAGGTGAAAAGCAAATTTTTCAAGAACAATTTCTTGAATTGGACCAACCGTATTAACACGGAAAGTTTTGTCTTGCTGGGTGCCTGTTCCTCCACCAATGTTCCCGGCTTCGATGACTCCAACCTTTGAAGGTGGTACACCATACCCAGACAAGATTTCGTCGCGGCGTTGTTGAAGGGTGTTGAGCCAGTTATTGATCTGGTTTGTTCCCATTTCACGAACAACGGCTCCACCCTTTGTTTCAAAAAGGTTACCGATGTTACGTGCGCCAAGATTTCGAACAGCATATTGTTGCTGTAGACGCTTCATTTCTGATTCAGGAAGCGCCATTGGCCAGTCAACGTGAGCACGAAGAGGGTCACCCTTCTTCATTGTCTCCTTGATTAGCGCGGCTGTAAAAAGCCAAGAGGTGATAGGCAGAATGTTTTTCTGCGTTGGTGATACACCGTAAAGGGTGTCACCAGGTGAGTCAAACTTAACGTGAATAACTTCGTTACGCTTAAACTTTGCCTTGCGGTTAGTTTTAGTAGTTTGAGTGTATCCACTTACATTTCCGTGTTCGTCAGAAAGAACGGTCATGGTTGTTGGGTCAAGAGGATAAAGCGCAGCTGGCTTACCCATTACCCACACAACTTCTGTGAATGAGTCACCGAAAATGAGAAGGTCAGTAATAACCTTGCGCATTAATTGGCGAATGTCTTCGTATGGATTTACATACTTAAGAAGTTCTTGAACTTCTTTAACTTCTGCTGGTGCTTCTGGTGTTTTTTCAGGACCAGCAACATTGTTAGCAAAAGCAATTTCTAGGCCACCGGCAGTTGCGGTGCGAGCAATTGTGTCAATTGCAGCGGACGCCCATGGACAAGCAAGGTATGCTTGGAGCAATTGCTCCATAAACGTATTGCGGTCCATTGTACCAGCAGTTACGTTTACGCCTGGGTTGGTTTCTGTTGATCCCCCAATTGGAATTCCAGTACCAAAACCAGCACGCTTTGGGCTCGCCTTTGGACGGCCTTCTGCGACATCAAACATGTCATCAAACATGTTACTAGCGGCCTCTTCAATGCCCCTTCTAAAAGATGTAATAGCCATTCTGGTTATCTTTCTTTAAAAGGGACTCGTTGAATTAAAGTCCCCGACAAATTTTCCACCGCCGTACATGGGTAGGGCCATGCCTTCGTTTTCGTGATCAGGTCCTTGAGCCATTGTATTAGGAAAACCGATTTGTTTAAACCGTGGTTCTTCATCATACAGGATTGGTCGTGCATATGTTCCGACAGCCATAATTACATAACGCAATGCGTCAGCAATGTGGTCATCAACATTTTTTGTTTCCGCGTCATCTGGTTTAGCAGAACTACGAGGAAGTGCAGGAATCGTTTCAATGAACATTGGACATTTGTCTTCAAAGACGTGAATCATTGGACATTTGTCTAATCCAGCTTGGCGGTGAATTTCGCAAGCAGGTCCATCATTTAAATAGTGATGCACTCGCGACCAACCGTTAATACGATCGTTGTCAGCGGGCATAATTCCACATCCCTCTTGCCCATAAATATCGGCAATAGAAAGTGGAGTTCCACGACTACCCCACATTGAGGGGTCAGCTACGCGGATAACTTCAAATTCCCCAGCAGATTTTTCTGTTTCAAGAATAATCTTTGCTTGATAATCGGCGTTTACTTTTGTGGAGTACGCTTCGCGATACACCCAAATGCGACCGTCATTATCAACTGCTAGCCAAACAACGGCCCACGGAGCTGCATAACCATAGTCAATGCCAGCGTAACGAGGCCATTCTTTTGGAATGGGAAATGATTGAACAACGTGTTTTGAAAACTGCCATTGTTCAAAGAACTGCCCGACCATTGCGTCCCAGTCACCGTCACGCATTGCGGCTCGACGCTGGGGGTCGGGAATTGAATTAAGAACAACATCGTAACTCTCGTTAATGTGAGGGTTGTCTGATGCTTTTGCCGGAATAAAGGCAACTGTTCTTGAAAGATTTGTTCCTTCAACTATTTCTGAGTGTCGTATTTTACCGCGTTTAGTCGGATTTACAAAACGATCTTTTAAATATTTGTGACCAACCCCACCAGGGTTAGTTGCAAGTCGAAGACCAATAACTGGAACCAATCGGTTACCAGAACGAAGACGCTCTTCAATGTGTTGAATAACAACAGGAAGCATTAGCGAAGCTTCGTCAATGTAGAAAGCTTGATATTCACCACCGAGAATACGGGATGCATCAACAAGGTTTTCTGCGTATGAGAAGTTAATAACAGATCCGTTAGGAAATTTAAGAACTCTGTTTGTTGAATTCCATTTTGCGCCAACTGCTCGAGCGTAATTACGCTTTGCAAGTTCGGCTAAAAATGATTCTTCAAGCTCGTTGTATG